TACGTCTTCGCCTTCATTAACTCCAGAAAAGTCTGGACTTAAAAGCGAGTCAGCTTGCCATTCAAAGAATGTTCCAGATGCTTTTCCCTTTTTTGCCATTGATACCAAAGGTGTAGACTCTGGCTCTAAAATGGTAATCGTTGACATTATGTCTTCTTTATTTCCGACTGTATTATAACTACTGGCTTGTGCCATATTTATATCCTCCTAATTTTGTTTTAAATTTATGCGATTGATCGCTTTAGTTTTATGTAATTTTGGTAGTCTGCTATATTACCTGACTTCTCAAATTTAGCATGAGCAGCCTGTACAGCTTTCTTATGTTTACTTCCCTCGGATCTTGGTTTACTTGCACCTGCTTCTGCCGATGCGACAGGAGCAGTGGGCTTCTTCAATTTCTTGGGTTGACCTGCATTGGCTTGTCTTGCTTTGACTGCCTTTAATCCTTCCACCATAAGCCCAAGTGCAAAGTTGCTGTTGGGCAGGTGTTCGACTAAAGGTTTGTAAAGCGGACTTTGCTTTACCTGCATGAATACTTTGTAATCCTCACTCTCTCCATCACTTAGGAAGTCAAAAGTTTGAATTGCTTGTTGGTCACTTGCTTGTCTTTCCTTAATCCAGGCTTCTCTTGCTGGAGCATCTTTGCGAAGGATCTTTTTGGCATTCGCTTTGATTCTCCTTAGATCCGCTTTGGTGTAAGTCTTGTCGGCATCCTTGACCACATATTCATTGCCAGCATCATCGTACTCCGCTTCGTTTTCCATCCCTTCGTCTGCCCATTCGATGAGCGTGTTAAGGTTCTCTACTTCCTTGGTAAGTGCGTTGACATCGTTGACATTGTGCAGGGCATTATCTTTTAGGAATGCAGGTTGTTCAGCAGGCACGGGTGCTTGCTCAACTTGTGCTTGGAGTTCTTGGTTCTCAGCAAGCAACGCTTTTTTCTGCGCGGTTAGTTTCCCAAACCTTTTAATTGCAGAAGCATTTAGATGCTTGGCAAGTTCCTTAGACTCCTCCTCAGATAATGAATCCAAGTCTATATTAAACTTTGAAAGAACATCTGAAGATTGTACGGGTTGCTCATCTGATTCCTCATCTGATTCCTCCGGCACTTCAGCAGACTGATCCTCTGATTCCTCCTCTTCTTCCGTAGATTCTTCTGCAACGGGTTCGGATTCCTCTTCGGTTGTGGTTTCAGTATCCTCGCTTTGGCGTTTCTGCATCAGAGATGATGCAAGTTCTGCCATTGAAAGGTTACCTTCACCTTGCGTTAAACTATCAACAGAATTTTCGGAGGATTCTGAGTCAACCTCTTGAATTGCTTCTTCCATAAGATCAAGGCATGAGTAGCCTAGTGTAGCAAAATGTAGTTGAGTATGGCAAAAATGGCAACAAAAAAGCCCCTATGACCTAACCCCACGAAAGGTCATAGAGGCATGAGCTATACTAACTATAATCTACCAACCTAGAAAAATCATAACTTGTAAAAGGTATCGAGTTCCTCGTCTATTGCTTCAAGCTTTCCACACATCATGTAGTGCCTGTTTGTGCTATCTACTATAGCTTTAGTCTGCAATTGACGGATAACTTCTTCTCGCATTGCTTCTCGCATTGCAATGTATTGTTTAAAGTGTGGATCGTTCTTCAACATGGATAATGCCTGAATTGCTTCCTCGGCATCTATCTCGTGGTAGGTTTTTCTTTTACGGGGACTCATTTTGTATAGTTGTATATAATTCCTATTAATAAAAAAAGGATGTCGCAGATAACATCACGCTCCAAAAAAAAGAAGAAGATGGTAAGTAGGGCAACCCACTCTCGTTGAAAGCTGTGCATCCATCATTTTCTTTTGCGTGCAGTCTTAGCTGCTTTCTTAAATGCCTTGGCAGTTGGTGCGCCTTTTGATCCGGGCTTTCTCATCTTCTCACCACTACCTTTTTTTATACGTTTTCTTTTAGCGTGTATGTTTTTGTATAAACTCATTTAACAATCCCATGCTTTGCGTGACCAATAGTTGGCACTTAGTTTATTTGTTTTACCTTTAATACCACCTGACCTTGCACAGTAGCTCTTCTTGCGTGCAGGTTGGTTTTTCTTAATGGACATTTTCGGGTCTCCAAAGCGTACAAGTTTTACTTGGTCTCCCTGTTTGGCTAAGACTGCAAACTTCTTGGACTTACCTGGTGTACGCTTTGGTTTATTGTATCCGCTAAATTTCTCTTTGCGGTAGGTAATCATTTTTTCTTACGACCACCACATTTCTTTTTGGTCATTTTCTTCTTAGGTCTTCCAACCTTAGTCCCATAAGTTCCCTTACCATACGGCATAATCTTATCCTCCTGTTTGTGCTGCTCCTGTTGATCCAAATTGTGTGGGTGCTGCTCCCAGCCTACCAATCTCAGCATTCTCTTTTTGCTGAACCTGCATTTGTCTTTGTTGCAGGTAATTTTGAATACGCTCTTGTAGGGCAGGATCTTGTTGTACCTTTTGTGCCACATCGGGTTGAGCTAACCATTGCTGGAATATCTGCAACTTCATCTCGTGGGCATCATTGGGTTTAACATTAGGTGGTACGCCAGCATAGATTTCTGCAATAGTCTGTCTCTCTTCATCCATTGCTTTTTGGGAAGCGGTTTCTTTGGGAAGCATAATACTTTCCGCAGCACCCGGTAAAATCTGCCCAACTGCAATTTGTAATAAACGCTCGGTATCCAGCGTACCATTCTTGTCGAGTTGTGCGCCAAGTTGTGCAATTGCTTTTACACGTTCAAGCATTTGTTCTGGGTCTTGTGTGGCAGCATCAAACTGCATGTAAAAATCAAATCGTTCACCAGCATTTCCTTTAGCATACTTCTGCATGTCCTGCATTCCTGTGACACGGAAGTATTCTTCGTCTGGGCCATACTGTTGGTAAAGGGAGTATACTTGATCGAGTAGAAGTTTTAAGTGATGAAATACTTTATCAATCACTTCTTGTTGCTTCATCTGCGCTTCCACAGGATTTACTCCTGGTGCGTTTCTACCAAAGTATCTATCTGCTTGTTCCTGTATGTATCTACGAAGTTCTACATTAACACCAGATCCACGGGGTGTGTCTGCAAATCTTACTTCACCAGGTACACGATAAGGTAATTTTACACCCGGCCCAAAACGGGATGGGGCGCGCCCAAGAGGGTGTTCCAAAGGAGGTAAAGTTGTTAACGATTGTGCATCAATCGCTGCATCTGTTTCGACCTTGAGTACCTGCTGCAAGCTTTCAATAAGCTCCGGGTATGACCTAGACGAGTATAATTTTTTGTCTGTTTTTTCAAGGGTGGTTACCACGAATGGATATTGCCCATGTGCATAATCAAGTAATTGATGCTTGGCATAAAGATCAGATATATTGCTATGGTAGATCGTACAGTAAATCCCAGGTACATTATCCTCATCCAATAATCTTTGATAACAGTACACAATTCTAACAAGGCTATTGTCATTGTTTCTGGTAAACTCATCATTCTCTCGCAATTGATAGATGTTCTCATCTGTATCCTCGCCTTGTCCTGCAAGTTCAATCGCTGCATCCACAAACTCTTCTGACCATTTTTCGGTACTAATTTTAGACCTTAATTGCTCTGGAGTCATTGACACCGAATGAAACATATATGGGCTTTCCTGTGGATCTATACAATAGCTTGGCCAAAATACATCCTCATCGGGTGCAAGGGCTTTGATCTTGGGTCTACTTACAACTTGGCGTGTGACAGGTACTGTGGTTTCTCCATCCTTACGCATTTCCTTTAACATTGCCCGTGCCTTGGACTTGCTAATATCAAACTGTGTTTTAAGTGCCTCGCTTAATTCCTCGTCCATACTTCCATCCTGTATAGCTCCGGCAATCTGTGGAAGGACTTGGGCAATCTCTTCAAGCTTAATGGTCTGTTGTTGCTTCAGTTCTTGATTCTCGTACCAAGCATAATGAACCATCATACCTTTTTCAAAAAGATGATTTAATCCAAGTTCAATCTCAGGATAAAACTCCTGCATCTTAGAATTAATTAACCATCGTAAAAACATGGATACCACATTGGCACGCTCAACATCACTTGATTCTGTGGGTGTGGCTATTATGTGACCTCTGCGGATTGCATTCATTGACATTGCCACTCGGCAATTAATCAATTCATCGCACATCCTTTGTTCCTGGTCGCTTGCTCCCTCCCAAGGGAACACATCTCCTGTGGAACTTTGGCTTGAATGCTTCTTAAAGTCATCACTCTTACCTGCCCATAAACAATTACGGACATCATAGTCTCTTTGTCTACGATCTAACCATTCACCTAAATCACTCTGTGTACGCTTGTACGCTTCACTAAGATAAGCAATGTCAGGCTCTTTTGAGACATATAGTAATTCTGGATCGGACGCAGAGAGCATGTGTAGCATAAAACTACATTAGCACCCTTATGTAGTCAATCTAATATCCACCACCACCTGTGACCTGAATGTCACGATTGGTGACATGGTCTGCTCCACTTACAAATAAATATCGCAGGCAGTCAATTTGGTCAGAGAAGTAATCACTCTTACTCTCTCCGGCATATTCAAGCATGGAAGATATTGTATTCTCGCATTGATCGGAGAAGTAAAGCTTGGGGCAATTCTTATCTGTCATGGTTTCTGTATCATCCCAGCTAAGTGCATCATTGATCTTGGCAATACCAGAGTCTATGGACACACCTGGTGCAGCACGGAATACAAATCCCATGTTACTCAT